ACCGTCTATCATGCTCAAAAGACCGGCGAATTGTGGAATTTTTTAGACGGATTAACGACCGTAACAGGGAGCCTCAATTCGGCAGTGCTCTATTCCATGTATCTTCACTGTGTAAGGGATAACGCCTGGAGCCAGAAGTATGTTTTAGGAGCCTCGGTCGCCGGTCTCTCACAAATGGATCAAGGCCTCACCTCTCGCCGGGCGGCTATTGCTACGGATCCATCCTCCATTCTAGTCCTCCAGGCGGATCCGGATACTTCTGGACAGCCGCTAATCGGAACCTTCGCTCCTCCGATTAGTCCAGGGGATCTCCTAGATAGTATCGCTAAATATGAGATGAGGGTCGCCATATCCTCGGGAGTAAGCCCGGAGAGCCTTACTCGCCAAAATGCGGACCCTCGATCGGGTTATGCCCTCTCTATCGATCGAGCGGGACAGAGAGAAAGCCAGAGGCGGTTCGCTCCTATCTTTCGTGTCTCGGATGAGGACCTCCTCGAGAAATCCGCCGCTCTCTGTAATCGATTTCTCGGGACTAATCTCCCGGAGACCGGCTATCGAGTGAGCTATCATAGCCTCGAGCTCTCCCCAGAGGAGCTCCGAGCTCAGAGAGAGGACATAATCGCAAAACTCGGAGCCGGTTTAATCAGTCCGATAGATGCGGTCCGAATGCTTAACCCCGATCTGGATGAGACCGGGGCGATCGATTTATTACAAAAAATCCGCCGAGAACGGGCGGAGTACCTATAACCCAGGAGACCCAATGAAAACAATATCACATGAGGGCGAGACCTATGTCCTCAAATCCGAAATGGAGGCGGCTATCCAGTCCAGGATCCAAAAAATGAGCGCTCGAGCGGCGGAGGCAGAGGCACAGGTCCAGAGCCTCCAAAATGAGCTAGATAGCGTCTCTGGACGGCTCGGAGCCCTAGATAACCTCCAGGGGCAGATCGAGACCTTAAAAGGTCAATTGGATAATGCGAATGGACGGTTCGATCGCTATCAGGCTGTTTCTAAATATGGATTGACGGATCCGGACCACCTCGAGTTAGTCGAATGGCAATATTCGAGATCTATGTCTAATCTACCGAAAAAAGATCAGATGCCGCTCGGAGAATGGCTCGAGGGATTAGTCCAGGATCCGTCTCAGGCTCCCCTCTCTATCCGTCCTCACCTCCAGAGCCTCCAGACCTCCGCTCCTCAGGAGGCGGCTCCACAGGTCCAGGAGAGCGCTCCACAAATGCAGACTATCCGCCCAGATAGCTCTCTCCAGGCGCCGGCTCCTCCGAAGATGAATTCAGGAGCGCTCCAGGCTCCTCCAATAACTGATAATCTAGTCGATCGAGGTCTCAAGGATCTTGAGTTCTATCGACAGAACCGAGACGCAATCAAAAACGCCTTTTTTCAAAACAGGAGATCATAAATGGCTATTGTTGACTTGAGCGCTACCAGCTCCTATCCATCTATTAAATATATCGCCTCGAGCGGTACACTACAGCAAGAGATCACACTCCCCCAGGGTAAGCTCCGAGTATCCATCTCAGGAGACGCCGCTTTATATGTCGCCTGGAGTGGCGTCTCGGACGGCGCAGCAATGCCGGCCGATAAAGTCCGAGTTCCGGCGGATCAAATCCTAGCGTTCGATCTAGGTCACTCAAAAGAGGACCGAGCCTCCTCTCTCGCTGTCGCCTCTCAAACGGGGAGCGCAAATATAGAGATCATCCTCGAGCGGATTTAGAATGGCCTATTATCGATTAATTGGGGATGATACGGACGCCGAGGTTCTATCTTTTCCCGTAACACTGAATGAGAGCGTAAACTCCGGAGACGTTCTCAGGACATATATAGACGGGAGCTCAGGTCTAGCCGAGAGAGCCTCCTCGAATGGAACCTCTGTAATTGGGATAGCCGTCTCGAGTGGCTCCGCCGGGGCGACAATAGACATTATCCAATTCGGTTTAGCTGTCGTTAACTTTTCAGAGACGCTCTCTGATAGTGATATAGGCAAGCCGGTTTATTTATCCTCTACTCCAGGGGAGGCGACATTATCTCCGCCCTCCTCCTCCGGGTCCTCTCTCATTCGATTAGGGGTTCTCTCCTCTACAGATAGGACCTGTCTAGTCTCACCCCAAACCATAATTCGATATTCATAGGAGGCCGCATGGCCACATATACAACGCTCGCATTTGACAGCTCCAATAAACTCCCAATTGTCCCCTCTAGTAGTGATACGGTATCCATTCCGAATGATCTCACAGTAACAGGAGATACGGTCCTCGACGGTAATCTCCAGGTCAACGGAACAACGACTACAGTTAACTCCGAGATCCAGACCGCCGATCGCTCGATCGTCATGAATTCAGACTATACCTCCGCCTCTGTGGAAGATGCGTATATCATGGCGGTTACAGATCCTAATCCTCCCTCTACCGCCTGGACAAGTGACAATTATAATATTTTCATTGAAAATTCATCCAGTATCAAATTTCAAGGCTCGACCGCTCCCTCCAGTGATGCCGCATGGCCCTCCGCCGGGGATCTAGTCCTCATTAAAGGCAATCCGACCGCCGCCGATAATGGGATTTACGAAGTCGAGAACGTGGGGACTTTTGGAGGCTCCGCCTATATTGTGATCAGAAACGGAGCGAGTACAGGCTCGCCGGCCTCTGATGTCGCCGGGTTCGTCAATACGACTTTAAATAACTATGGCTCTGCGAGTAGTTTCCTCCCCTCCGGATTTGAAATTGTCCCCGTAAAAGTGACCGGTATTAAAACCGATAGTGCGAATGGAGCTATCCAGTCCGTATCCGGAGACGCCGGCGGTTCTATGACAGTAACCACTCTTGCCGGGGGCGGAACGGCGGCGGATGATATAACCACAGGAGACGCCGCCGTTTCTATCAGTACGACCTCGGGGAATGTCACTCTAAACGCTCCGACCGGATCAAGCGTCCGATTGAGCGTCAACTCGAGCGATCTATTAGTCGCCGATGGAGATAATCTCTCCGTCCAGGGTGGAAAAAATCTCGTCATTAATGATACAGCAGCTCTAGCCACTCAATTAACAGTAGTCGGATCTTCAGGGGTCGCCGCCTTTGAGGTTCTCGCCTTTAATACAAGTGGAGAGTTAGTCCGGGCAGATGCGGACGCCGGGTCTCTAATCTATAATGTCGCCGGGGTCTCTCTCGAGGCCGGTCCAAGTGGAGCCGCCGCCGTTAAGTCTGTAATGTCGACCCCTGGACAACTCGCCGGAATGACATTCACCTCTAATCCCTCGAGTGGAGATCAGGGCAAATATGTATATTTGAGTACCACTCCCGGACAGGTCACATTAACCGCCCCGGCGGCAAGTGGAGATCAGGTGGTCCGAGTAGGCTTGTTAGCCTCTGCGAGCGCAATAAGCACCGGAGTTTATCCTGTACTGTTTCAGCCTCAATTCATGTATACAGTATCTTAAATTTGGATCTGAGGGGCCTCTCCGGAGGTCCCCTCTATACACCACAAAAAAAACATGATATAACTTTTCCAAGGCGATAGCCTTAATAGCGAATTGGGAACGGTCGCACCGGTAGAACAGCAGATAACCCAGAGCACTCTCTTAATTCACCGTTTTTTATAGGAGCCTTAAAATGGCAGTAAATAACATTATTTCGCAAGGGTCACTCGAGACTGACTTGCGCCTGGCGGCGATGCTCTCTCAGGAGATCCGCCTCCTCCTCACCGATACCAACAACCTCCGCAATTCTCCATTTATTGATTTTATCGGATCGATTAATGGTCTCGGCTCAGATACCATTCGAGTATCTCTCGCCGGCTTAGACGGCCGAGACGTTTTCAGCGCTACCGCCGCCGAGGATACCGCAGTAGACGCCGCCTCAAATACAAGCCTTACCGATAACTCAGTAGATATCGCAGTGGCTCGAGCCGCTCTCCGTTATCAAGTCTCCGACTTGGCTAATATTACCAATTTCCAAGGCGCCGCTAATGGAATTGATGTTTTCCGAATTGCTCAGAGCATGGCGGGATCATATGAGGCCTACTTCGCAGATCTCACCGCCGCCGCAATTGCGACCTTCACCACCTCCGCCGGCAATACAGGCGCCGCCTTTACTGTCGACGGCATGTTAGACGGTATTTTCGAGCTCGAGAAGGCAGATAGCAATCGAGGCGTTCCCGGTCCATTCGCCGCCGTCCTCCATCCAAAGCAGCTTACACAGCTCCAGGACGATCTCCGAAATGAAAGCAATTCTATTTTTGCGTATAGCCCGGCGACACTCGAGGCGATCTCCGCTAAGGGTCCCGGCTATGTAGGACGCTTTTTGAATTGTGATCTCTACACCTCCTCATATATTGAGACCTCAGGTGGAGGCGATCTCCAGGGCGGTCTATTTGGTGTCGGAGCTCTCGGCTATGGAACCGGCGTTCCTCGAGACATGCCTGGAGCCTCTGACTTTATGGCTATGGGTGATATAGTCGTAGAATTCGAGCGTGATGCGGCGACCGCCTCCACGATCGTAATGGGACATTGCTATCTAGGTATCGGAGTTCTAGACGATAATCGAGGCGTTAAGCTCCTCTCATTAGCATAATCTTAAAGAGACCCTTTTATTTTTGAGGAAGGGAGACCCCGGAGCATTAGATTTAACCTGGGTCTCAAATCTACCGGCTCTCCCTTTCCTCTCTATATGGAGACCCAAAATGGAATATAATAATTTAGCTATGCCCTGGAGCGCCGGTCCGGAGACCGCTCCAATTTTACCTGTCAGACCTAATTCGAAGTTCTTCTTTAAACATCATCCTAAGAATTGGGCCCTCGAAAAAGTACAGATCCCCGGAAAGAAAAAGGGAGAGGTCGAGATGGTATGGAAATGGCTCCCAATAATCGAGAGCGAGACAGAAAAGCCCGGAGTTAATGGTATCCGAATGAATGGAAAATTTGTCGACGCCACCGGGAGACAGGCCGCATTAGCTCGGAGAGGATATACAATATTCCTCCCTAATCAGATTGATTTTTTACGCGTTTATCCATGTCGAGGCGGGCGTTATTATGCTCATAAGTTTATGATCCTCGAAGATGTCGCCGGCGAATTTGTCGAGACCCTGGATCGCAATTCTTGGAATGAGTGGAGAATGGAATTAGTGAGAGAGGGCAAAATTAAATTACCTCATCCTCAACTATTAAAGCGGCTCCTCTTGAGACGGTCTCGACATATCGACCGATACGTTCGTCAACAACACATTCCAGAATTAGCCGCAAAAATGGAGACTATCCGCTCAGAGGTCCAAGCCATGCAAGCGGGAATTACCGAGCTCCAGGACAAAGGAATAAAATACTATGGATGATAGAGAGGCCATGAATAGAGCCGCCGCCCGGATACTCGAGGCCCAGAGACGCTCTGGAAACTCGAGGATCTCTCATGAGGAGATCAAAAACCGGATCATCCAAGCCAGAAAAAAACGAGGTAAAGAATGACAGCCGGCTCCACTCCTTACGCCCCCCAAATCCGAATTGTCGAGCTCCTCGAGAGAGAGAAGGCTCAATTAACTACGCTCCCGATCTACCGAGACGGAGCATTAGTCGAGCCGACCTCCGGGACATATACTCTCAAGACGCCAGGCGGCGGAACACATGTCGACGCCGCCGCCGTTACTATCTCCGGAGGGATAGCTCAATATAGCCATTCGGCCGCTAATCTCACCGGCTCGCTCGAGCTCGGAGAGGGATGGGTCCAGGAGTGGGCTCTGACTATCGGAGGAGATGTTTATAATTTCCGAAGAATGGCGGCCCTAGTCCGGAGACGGCTCTATCCTGTGATCTCGGATGCAGATCTCACCGCCGTTTATAGCGATCTCTCCGCTCTCCGCCCCTCGAGCCTCACAAGTTATCAACAATACATTGATGATGCGTGGTTCACTATTATTCGCCGGCTCAGGACGGAGGGTGGAGGGCTTGAATATTTGGTCATGAGCTCAGAGGCCTTTTATGAGAGCCATAGACACCTCTCTTTATATTTGATCTGGAGAGATTTCCATTCCTCCCTGGGTCAATCAAACGGACGCTACCTGGATCTCAGTCAAGAACATTATAGATTGTATCAGGATGAATGGAAAAGGATATCATGGATCTATGATTACGGGCACGACGGGAGCCCGGATGATCCAGATTTGAGACAGGCAAAAACGCCGGTTATCTACACCTCCTCTCCTGGCTATCATGGCCGGTTTAGATACCGGAGAGGGCGTTATTAATGGCGATCTCAGTATCACAAATCAGATCGGCGATAGCCTCACAAATCACCTCCGCTCTCGGAGCTAGTGGGTTCACAGAGAGCCTCATTCCTCCGGAGTATTTTGGACGGAACGAGAATTCTGTAGCTCACAAGAGATTTGGGGTCCAGGTCTCTATCTCGAATGCATTTCCAGAGAGACAGAGGAGAGCGGTCGGAGTGATGATGGAGACTACAGCTCGGGTTAAATTTGCCTATCGTCTCAGACCAAAGGACGCATATCCGACCGATTACGATCTCGCCCTGGATACTGAGGAGGAGGTAATAGCCGCCGTCCTCAATTCATATCAGAGCATTAGACCAGGCGTAGAAATCCGGTTTTTCCGGAGCGCTCGAGACATAACGGATAGCATGGAGTACATGTTATTTGATATAGAATTCACGACCTATCACACTATATCCATAACTTAGGAGGATAAATCATGGCCTATTCAACAATACCAAAGGCAAAGAAGGACGGCGTTATCAAATTGACGGACGCAACTACTCCGACCGCAGTAGAATTAACGGTCGCTTATGAGGAGGGCAATTTTACATTTGAGACCCCTCTCCGAGATCAGACTGTCATTCGAGATCGAGGCACGATAACCACAGTCCGAAAAGGTGACGAACAACCTATCACCGGATCATTTAATTTCTATTTCCGTCAATTTACGGATAGCTCGAACGCCGGGAGCATTCAGGACTTCATAACCGGGACAGGAAATTATAACGCTAATGCCTCCACCGGCTCGGGAGTTTCTGTCTATGTGGAGCATTATGCGGTCGATATGGAGTTCACTGTAGCCGGCTCCAGTCTCGGAGACGCTAAGGATCATGTCGCCACATTCTCTCAATGTGTGTGTACTCTCTCATTCGCAGAGGGAGATCCGGACGCCTGGACGCTTAATTTTACTTGCTACGGCGGTATCACTTACGCATAAATGACCCAGGAGACCCAGAATGAAAACTATTAAACTCGGAGCCCTGGGGACTATAGATCCCCAGATCCCCTCCTCTCTCGCCTCAATATTTGACATTATCTCCGCCTGGAGTGATAAGCCCTCTCAGACTGAGCTCGGGCGGATTTGCGCGGCGGCGATATGTCTCTCTATTTCCTCTCCAGGAGCTCCTAAATATAATCCAGTAAAGGATAATATTCTTGGATATGGCGTATCATGCTTAGACTATCTCCTCGGGTCTAATGTCTCGATCGCTGATATTTATTCTCAGGGAGCTTATCTCATGTCTCAAATGATAAATAAGCTCCCTAATGGAGAGGAGGTGGAGGAGACGGCGGATTTTTTGTCTCTACCAGAGGCGGCCGCCTCGAGCGATTAGATCTCCAAATGTCGAGACGGTGGAACCGGGACCCTGGATGGTTTACAGCTCTCGACACTAATCTCAAATCGCTATTACTGGCCGATATGACCCTCGAGAATGAGACAAAAGAGCAAAGGAACCGGAGACGGGAGCGCATAACCGAGAGACGGATCCAGGCTCAATTTGATAAACTCCAGGAGAGGAGGGATAATGGCTAGAAAATTTACAGCAATTAGAGGTAATGCGACCGTTCGTCTCGAGGGTCCTCTCCAGTCTCTATTCGAGGATACGCTTAGAAAGGCATATCCAGAAATCACAAAAACCCTCGAGACCACTCTCCAAAAAATAAAGCGAGATGCGGAGAGAGAATGGCCAGTTCGGAGACGCAAATCTCAAAGGTCCGTAGATCAATTTGAGATCACATTCGGGTTAACCACTGGAGGGATTGTGGTCTCTCTGGAGAATGAGGCGGAGTACGCCGCCGGGATATTAGGTGGCAAATTGAAACCGTCTCTAAATCAATTCGGACGGGAGAGCACATTAAAACCCGGCCGCCTGGCGTGGTGGTATTTCCTATATACTCCATCTATAAAAGCGGCGGATAAGGTAGTCCAAGAATTAGCAAATGAATTAATGAGAGAAATAGAAAGGGCGGATTAATGGCAGATGTAAACAAGACGATTTCGATATCTTATGAGGCTCGGACCGCCTCCCTCGAAAACTCATTAAAGCGGATCCCTGGGGTTACTCAGGAGCAAGCTAAGAAGATGGCTAAAAATTTGGACCGAGAGCTCCAAAAAGCCGAGAAACACGCTCAGAGAGCCTCGAGAAATATAGGAGCCGAGTTCAAAAAGGCCGGAAAAGCGGTCGGAATGATAGCCGGGGGAGCTGCGGTCGCCGGAGCGGCGGTTATCGCATTTGGACAGCATATCGCCGATTTAGCAAATGAGTTAACGGACGCCTCCACAAAAACAGGAATTGCGATCGAGACCCTGGGTGGATTGAGATTAGCGGCGGCGGGTTCTGGGGTCGCCTTTATGAAACTCGAGAGCGGTCTAATCAAATTGACCGGCTCTATTTCAGATGCGGCGGCGGGCTCTGGACCGGCGGCGGAGGCATTCGACCAATTAGGGATCTCGGCGACAGATGCGGAGGGTAATCTCCGTTCGAGTGATGAGGTTTTCAATGAGATAGCCGATACTCTCTCTCAGGTGGAGAACCAGACCCTTAAAAACTCGCTTGCTATGGATATATTCGGAGCAAAAGCGGGAGCGGCTTTAATGCAGAGCGGCGCCCTGGACAATATGAGCGCATTTAATGAGCTGTCAAAAGAGTTCGGCGTCAATATGGAGCAAGCCGGGGAGATGGCCGGGACATTTCAGAGGGCTATGGCGGAGGTCCAGTTAGTCCTCCAGGGGGTCGGGGCTAATATGCTCATGACAGCGACCGGAGCGGAGGGTCTTAATAATTCGATATTTGCGCTCTCGGATGCAATTGTCTTTTTTGGATCAATAGCGACCGATGTTATCAAAGCGGCCCAGGGGGCGTTCGAGTTTCTGTCTCGGTCGGTCGAGATTACTCTGACCTATATTCTCGGAGTGGCTCGCTCTATAGGGGCCGTTTTCACTGGTGAATTTGACAAAATAAACGATATTACCACTCAGACTTTATTTGAGGTCGAGCAATTATCAGAACCATTAACCAAAGGAGCGGAGGCGGTTCTCGATCTCGGTGATAGTTTTGAAAAGGCTAATCAAAAGGTTGCAGACCTCCGAGACCTCCGAGGAAAGATCCTCGAGCAAGCGGAGGAGGAGGCTAAATCGGCAGAGCGGCGACAGAAGAACGCACAGAGAACCGCAGAGGATGAAAAGGCCGCCGCTAAGGCAGCTCAGGAGAGAGCTAAGGCAGAGGCGGAGGCTTTAAAGGCTCGAGAGCAAGCGGAGAGAGATCTATTAGCCGCTAAAACGGAGCTCGAGGCTATGACACAGGCCTCTATCCAGTCTCAAATGTCCGAGGAAGAATTACAGCTCATGAAATTTGAGGCGGAGAAAGAGCGGATAATGGAGCTCGGACTAATCGTCCAGGATCAGGCGGCGGTCCAGGCGGCCCTCGATGCAAAGGAGGCGGAGCGAGCCGCTTATATGCATAATCAAAAGATGAAACAGATCCAGAAAGAGAAAGAGCTCCGAATGGAGACGCTCAATATTATGATTAACTCCGCCTCTCAAACGGCGAATGCTCTAATGACCATACAAGCAAATACTGGAGCATTTACGGCCCAGAGCGCAAAAAGAATATTCCGATTAGGACAGGCGGCCGCCGTCTCTGACATTGCGATTAATACCTCTGTAGCAATAACAAAGGCCGCCGCTCAACTCGGACCGATCGGAGCGGGTTTAGCGACCGGAGCTCTACTCGCCTCCGGAGCCGCTCAAACCGCCGCCGTTCTCTCTCAACCTGTGCCGACTTATGATATGGGGGGCATGATAGGAAATATGGACCCTCTCCGCCCTGGGGAGAGACTGGTTCGAGCGCAAGCCGGGGAGGCGATACTGGATGAGGCCACAGTCGGGAGATTAGGTGGAGAGGCCGGGATCGATGCACTCCAGAGAGGAGACACTCCTGGAGATAGAGTGATAGTAATTTCTCCATTTAAACATCTAGATAGATATAATAGGAGTGCACTCCGGAGAGGCTCTGTCTTGACCCGGAGATTTAAACCTCAAGGCTCCGGAGCGTACTAATGGGACAGGATAGAACCCCAAATCGGATGAGAGGATTTATCTCTCCTCTCAAGTTTTCAATTGACAGCTTCTGGATGGATCAGACCTCCGCTCTCCAGAGCACGCCTCGAGCCGGCGTTCCGGTCGCCTCACAGAATAGCCCAATGGTTCTCCAGGCGTCCGGATCAATGGAGGAGGGCGATATAGTCCAAGTCCGAACCGTCCGAGCTGGACATGTCGGATTAGCGGGTCGATCTCAATTGCAATGGCGACCGGGGACAAGTGGTGACTTTTACGGGAGAGACGCATATAATATTTGTTCCTGGTGGGAGAAGGTCGCCGGCTCTAATACTCTCAAGTTTAGACCTCGAGACGCTCTCCAGGCTACGGACGGGAGCGTTTATATTACGGCAGAGAAACAGGACGGCTCCGATTATGATGTAATGGTTATAAAGCGGACCACCTCCGGGACATATGAGAGCCCGATCTCTCTCTATACGGTCTCCGATAGTTTAGCGGAGGGGTTTCTCCATTCGGGGATATGTGAGCTCGAGGACGGGTCTATCTTGATAGCGCACTGGACGATCGATCCAGATACTGAATTAGCCCAGGTGAATATTCAAAAATCAGAGGACGCCGGGGCGACTTGGTCTCAGGTCTCCACAGATGCGATCCCAAATAATATTTGGGATTTTCCGATCGATATTCAAAATAAAGGGACATTCGGGAGCGGAACCGCCGGGGCGGAGCTGTCTCGGATACGGATCCGATCGATCGGAGGACAAACCCTAATGACCCTCCATATCGTAAAGCATAATAATACACTTAATTTTACACAGAGCGTCCTCTATCAGTATCTCTCCACTAATGGAGGATTGACATTCGAACAGGTTGCAGAGAATGACGACGGCGGGTTTTTTAATCATGATCTCCAGGTGGTGAACGGTGGATTTAATGTGACCTTCGTAGAATATCCCGCCTCTCCTCGGACCCTTGTTCTCGCTCGCCTGGCCTCCGCCTCTAGTCCGATCGCCTCCGCCGTCCGATATGATATAGATACAGATACAAATCTCCAGAGCGGAGCGCCCTCCACTCATGAGAGCGATCTCTCAGTATGGATAGATACGGACGGGAAATATTACGCCGTCTCAAGAGTTATCCAGGGGACTACAGCTGATCAGACTATCATTCTCCAGAGTGAGGACGGCGGTTTTAATTGGTCCAGGATGGGTTCTGGCTCAAGTACTGTTTTTGTAAATTATGAGGATAGCTCTATCCACAATTCGGATAGCGCCTCAAATCTCTATCTCTCTCCCTTTATTGGATGTTCTCAAGGTGGAGAGGGTCTCCTATTTCATAATACCGCCGGGAGCGCCGCCTCGAGCTATAACGAGGTTCTCGGATGTTTTCAGCTCGGAGGATACTCCACTCTTACAGCTCCTCCATATAGGACATTCTCTGGAGATACTGAGAGAATGAGATGGGGCGTTAATTGGATACCTCTCCAATTGCCCGGCTCTCTCGGATGGACAGCAAATGGAGCGGCTACTCAAACTCTACAGAATGGATATGTCAATATATCGACAGGGGCGGGAGATGAGAGATATTATAGCCGCTCTGGATACACTGGAGGCTTAGATAGTGGGATCATAGCCCGCCTCCATTTCTCCGTTAATACCGGAGTAATTTTAAAGCCGGTTCTTCAGGTGCAAATCTCGGACGGGAGCTCGACCTCCTATAAAGTATCCATTCGAGCGAGCGCCTCTCTCCTCGATCTTTATGATGAAGTCGCCGGGGCTCGGATAGGCTCCTTTCGATCGGTAGAT